GTGAAAGTATTAAAAAATTATTACGTCAATAGTGAATCTGTCCCCGCGCTGGTCGTCGCGTTCAGCAAAACCGCTTGTAAATCGAATATCACGCCGCTCGCTGTCCTCATCAAATATGGTCGTTTCTGTGTTCACGTAAGCACGAAGCCGTTGAACAATTTGTCGTATATCCAACTGTGCTTTTTGTGCAACACGGATGTATATTTTGCAGCGTTCGGTGAACCCACCCGAGGTTTGTTTGCCATTTTCATAGCGATTATCACGGTCAAAACCTTCCCACGAAATGTAGCAAGCGGGCAGTTTCGTCGTGTTTTCTTCAAGAAATTCCTCTGGTAACTTCCCAAAACCTGTGAGTGTGTTTTTATCAAATTCTGGGACTGCTGCTAAAACAATTTCTTCAAGTTTTTCAAGTGGTGTCATGATTTCAGGGCTTTGAACAGCGCATCTTGAATGCGTACCTGCTCTTGGTTGTACTGTGCTGAACCCTTGCGGGATAACCCCAGAAAGCGGCGTTTAATGCGGCTTTTGCCCGCGCCCGTGTCGTTGTGATACGAAGCGATTTCGCCGCTTTCTGCATTGGTGAACGTCAAATCAAATTCTATCAGTAACTGCCCGCCGCGTCGTTGCAGACGGGCGTTTTTGGTCGTCATCGAAGAAAGCATTTGCCCCGTGAGGCGCATCCAGTTTGGCAGCTTTGTAGCAAGATTGCGGCGCGATTTACCGCGCGAAACCTTCTTTGCTGCCTTCACAAAACCGCCTTTTAGCTTTTCATAGCCCTTACTGTACCGAGGGAAACGCCGCCCGTCAACGTCCACGCCTTGCGCGGTACGTTGCATGATGATTTTAAGCGTTTCATCAGCAACAGCTTCCGCCGCTTGTCGAAATTTGGTGCGGGAAAGCCGCTCAACGAATGCTTGTTCGGCTTGGGTACGAATCTCTTTCTTGAGTGATTCCGTTACTGTATAGATTTTTTGTGCCATGTGTTTATCCGCGTTTAACCTGTACTGAGCGAATAGGGCTAATTGCTTCGGTGCTACGCATAGAAGCAAAGCCGTTTCTGAGGTCGTTGTACAGCTTGCGGTATTCTGCTACCTTCATCGCTGCAAATGATTCAGAACCAGCCCAATTCGTTTGAAAAATTAGGTACAACTGCAAGTAACCAAGCGCGAGCGAGAGCGTTTCTGTGTTGTTATCAGCAAGCTCGTCTAAACGTGCTGTATCGCTTTCTTGCAGCGAACACGAACGCAGAATGTCGGATTTCAAATGCGCTAATGCGCTTGTGCGTTGGGATTGCTGCAAATCCGTATCAGTCATTGCTTCGATAACGGATTGTGATTCGTTGCCGGAGCGCATGATTTCTGGATTTGCAAGCAAGCTAGAAAATGCCATTGTGGTCTCCTGTTGGAAAATTGGTGTGCAAGGTGCGCTGCACGTTTTCACGGGCTAACAATTGCCTGTTTTGAGTATCTATGCGCTGTGCCGCTTGCCACACTTCACGGCTGGCGGGACGTTCCTCCCGCACAGCGCGTGAAATGGTACTTGGATGCTTGCCAAGCTCTTCAGCAACACGGGCTTGAGTGCCTTTGGTGAATGCTGCCATAGTGCATTACTCCTTGCCTTTGGCTTGCGCTTCGGGCTTTGGTGCTTCAGGGCGTTTGCCTTCTACGGTGTAACCATGACCAACAAACCAGTCATACTTTACTGGTGTCATCTGCTCTGTGTCCGGCTGTGCTTTACCGTTGAAGAATGTGATGCCACAGCGTTCACCGGTGAAGTTTTCGTTTCTTGATAAAATCTTCATATTGCTCCTTATGCTTGGACTTGAATGTTGCGGAAAACGCCCGCCGCTTTTGTGGATTTGAGCGCGACGGCACTAATCATTTCGAGGTCGGTATTACGTACTACATCAGAAGAATTCGGAGAAGGCAAATACACCTTCACAAAGTCTTCTTGTGCGTTTGGCATAATGCCGTGGAAACCGTCAGCACCAATGCGTACCGCATAAATACTGGTGAGCTTCGCAGTCGTTGGTACGACTGGCAATGACGAACCGTTACGTTCGCCAAGGTCAATAAACGGTACACCAAAGATGTTTTCGATATTGCGCTGTGTGCCGCCAACAATGTCTTGCAAAGTCACTGTGTATGCAGACAGCTTGATTGCTGCCGCACGAATGCGCCCAACCATTTCACGATTACAGAGCAATGCCATTCCGTTCAGGCTATCCATTGTGGAGAACCAATCGTTCATTTCAAAACTGAAACGGTCTGCAGATGCGGCAATCGCTGTTGTATCGGAAAGATTAAGCGGTGTTGCTGGGATGTACTCCGTTGATGAACCAGCGAGGATTGCATCCAAACCGTCGAATTCATCTGGGTTTGTGCCTTCATCACCATTGATGACGAGGTTGTTAAACAGCGCGGTAACGGCTTTGCGTTTTTGCAATAGCTGTTCCGCAATCGTTGCAGATGAACCGCTTGTATTCTCAAAAGCGCGTTCGGTTTGGAACCGACCGCCAAGAATTTTCAAACGGACGCTGTACTCGGTTTTCGATGCTTCCGAAGGCGTGTAGTTCGCACCATAAGCGCGGACTTGTGCATCGGATTGCTGGGTATAGCGGAAGTAATTATACTGCCACGATGAGCCGCCAGCACCGAGGATACTGGTATCGTCAAAAAGCAAATTGTCGAGTAACCACGACGATTTGCGGAATTCGTCAATAATCGGTGATGCAATCTTATTTTGCATCCCGACTTCTACTTGTGCTAATGTCAACATAGAGATACCTTATTGTAGGGATTATAGAGACTATTTTTTATTCAACTGTTCCTGAATCATTTCCGCAAGCGTTTTTCGCTTGTTCGGGTCAGGGACGCCATTTGTAGCTGGCACAGGGGAGTTTGCCGTAGGAGAAGGCGTTTGTGCGGCTTGCTGTGTCGCCTGTGCGCTGTTTTGCAAGAGTAAAGCGGCTTGTATCTGTTCCAAAGAGGCATTCTCAAACGCAGCGCGGACAGTTTCGGGGAGCTTCGTCAATTCAATTTTCCGCACAGCCTCTTCTTTATCGGAAGCCGCCTGTTTGAATTGGCGTAATTCCTCGTTGTCTTTCGCTAATTGTGCTGCTTTTGCTTGCTCTTGTTCGTACAGCGTTTTGAACTCGCCTTGCTTGGCAAGTGCTTCCTCTTGCGCTTTCTTGTCCGCTTCTTCTTTAGCTCGTAGTTCAGTGCGATATTTCGCAGCTTCCTCACGTGCTTTTTTGATTTCAACGTCTTTCCAATCTGGTTGTGCTGCTGGCGGGGCTAGTGTAGGATCTACCGACACTGGCGGTTGTTGTGCCGTACCTGACGGCGGTGCGTTTGGCGCGTCCGTACCTGACGGGTTTGCGCTTGGTTCTAATGTCATGGTTGTATGAGATTTAAAATAAAAAAGGGCGTAAACGCTAGAACCTGTCTAGTGTTTACGCCCATCTGCTTAGGAATCTTGTTTCTAAGCCCGTGCGCTCTGAGGCTTTGCCTCATGCGCTCTTACGGGTGTCTGTTTAGTTGTACCGACTTGACTCGAACTGTATCACAATAATCGTTTCGTTAAATTCTGCTCTTTTCGCTTATGTTCACGGGGTTTTGAAGTGCCGTTTGCCGTATCACGAAAACCAAGTGATTGTTTTGTAGCCTACTCAGCCAATTTTTACATGGTTTTGTAGCAACGCAACAACGCTTTGCAACGTCGTGATGCTGCCTTCGTTTGCCTTGTTCACAGCGTCATAGATTTGCCGTTTGAGGCGTTTTAACTGCTGCTGGCGGCTGGGCTGGCGCGTTTGGATTGGCTGCTGCGTCGGTTGCTGCATTGCTTATGCCTAATTTCTTTAGTGTTTCCTTGCGCTGCTGCACAAGTGTAATTAGTTCGTTTTCAGTCAATCGCTTATCAATACTACCCCATTTGCGAAAAAACTGCACGGGGTCAACTACGCCGTCATTCATCTTTTTCTTGTCAAGTTCGTACTCAATGTCGGGGTCAATGAGTACCTGCTCGTCAGCATAATCCACCGAGAAATCGTCTAATGTCATGTTCGTACCAGCGTCGGTATTTGAAACGAGAATAATCAATTCGGCAAGGTCACGCTCAAAGCTGCGGAGCGTTTCAATGTCATCGTAGCGTTCTTCCAGTAAATCACTACGCTCAATCACTCTAGCAATACCGCTCACGGGCGTACCAGCCTGTTTTGCCAGCGACGACGCTGGAATACCTTCGTTGCGCATCGCTGTCTCAAGCCGCATTTCCGCAAATTCTTTCAATTCGGCATACCGACCTTCAGGCGAGATATATTGCAGCATTGGCTCAATTTCTTGCGCTTCACCGCTTCGCACATTTTCTTTTTGCACAATGCGACTTGGTGCAAGGGAAGGCATATCCGCGCCCATGTTGATAGCTAAACCGATTGGGTGTGCATGATACCGCCGTGATAGATTTGCGTCGTACTCATCTTCATTCGCTTTGATGTTCTCTTCGACAATCTCAAACATCCCACCAGCGTAGAAACCATGCTCCTTATCCATGCACAAAAACACAAACGGCAAACGTTCGTAAGAGTGCGTCAATTCGCCTATAACCTTGCCTTTGATATTCAGTGTTTGCAACTTTTCAGCGTCCCACACACGATAGATAGGCTCATTGTTTACGCTGTCAAGATAGACTATTCGAGCTGCCTCCGATGTGTCATTTGGATTGGCTGCAACACGAAAATCGTCAGGAGTGTACGACAATAATTTCAGCTTACCATTCACAAACACAGGTCGTATTGCTACCATGCCGCACAGTTTCGCCTTTTTATAGATTTTCTTCATTTCTACGTCAATTCTACCCAGCGTGTAAATTGCTTGCATCCCTTCATCAATCCCGCCAAAATCACGCTTCGGAGCTTCGTTGTACGCTGTGCATAGGAGCTTCATCAAACGCCGAACGGTCGTGCCAATGGGCAGTGAACCACGATTCACATTCAAATCGCTTGTGGCATCCTCAGTATTATAGACAGGCGCAAGATACTCATACAGCAAAGCGCGTCGTGCCTCGATATCGCTTGGATTTTTGCCATAGAACGCCGTCAATGCGCGGTAATAGCACAGTGATTCGATTTCCGCAATACTGGTCGAAATTTCACGTATGCCCTTCCAACGCTCTGACATTACGCCTGAAAACGCGCGAGAATAGTATTTATCGGACTTGAAGCCGTTCATAGTAGTTGGTTGAAACCATTTTTTGAAAAAATCGAACATTGTTGACACCTTAGCGATACTTCGTGATAACGTCTGGTCTGTCTGCTGGAAACTCGTTGTAGGTCAAGTACGAAAGAGCATCCGAAGCGTGGGTTAATGCCTTGTCTTTGCTTTCCAAACCTTCGCCGCTGGACTTCCATGTCACCTTGTGCAAATCGGCAATCACGGCTTTGCACTCGGCATCTACGAATATTCGCCGCTTTCCTTCAGCGTTACACAGCATAGCATTCAACGATGTAACCCGGTCTTTGATGCTGCTGGTCGGACGAGTAACGATACGCGGATTGTACGGTTTAAGTACATTTTCAATGATTTGATAATCCGTAAACGAGCTATTCGATTCACGCCTACGCCCTGCATAATCACCCGTTATCGTCAATGTTCCGAAAAACTGCTGTTGCTGCAAAAATGTCAGCACTGTCCGGCACATTTCTTCGGTGTTCGTGTTCGGATAGACAAATTCTTTGACTACCTCCAAGCGTCGTGCGCTGCCAGTGCTTTTGTCTTGTACAATCATGCAAGCAAGCGGGCTTTCGGAGTAGTTGAAGTCCCAAGTTATCCACGTTTTTGCAAGTCGGTCGAAAGCGCATTGTGTTACGTTTTCATCAGCAAACGAATAATACACCATCGCGCCCGATGTCTCAAACGATGCTTCGTATTCTTGGCGAAATGTTTTTATGTCAAGGGAGCGTTTTGCAGCAACAATAATGTCCTCAGGCAAAACATCCGCACTTTTCCACGTAAAAAATCGCCAGTTTGGGTCGCTAGAATGCTGTGCGTACTCTGCCAATTCGTAGTAATGATTGCGACCTTCAGGGACACCGATAAAATCTACCCACGCCCGCGTGTCTGCCGTTACAGGCTGCACGTGATTCGACCATGCTTGCGGCTTCATGTTTCCGTACTCGTCCATCACTCCACCGTGCCATGGCGTTCCTTCGATGCGCTCTGGCTTGTCCATGCCAATAACGTGAATGGTAGAACCGTTGCGCAGATGAAGGATAAGGAAGGATTCATTTACCGAAGATTGCCCGCGCAAACCTTTTGTCAATGCCTTAAAATCTTCCCACGCAATGCGCTTTGCTTGCTCACGTGTTGGAGCGGCATAGAAGTAATTCCCTACACGTGCCATTGCCCGCATGACTGTTTTCCGCTTGGCTGTTTCGGTCTTAAAGGAGCGGCGACCAGCAGCAACGATGTTATGCAGTGCAAGACTATTCATCCACGCTTGTCGCTGGAGATGCTGCAAAGCTGCCTCCGGTAGAGGAAACCATCGTCTGCCAAAGTTCTGCTGTATGTTCTGCACTATTGCCACTATCTTGTTCCGTATTTTTGCCAAATATTTCGGGTATTGTACTTTCTAATGCGTAACGCACAAATGATTCAACGCCAAGAATGCTTTGTTGTTCGGTAGTCATTTCTACAAGTATTTGCCTGCCTTCCTTATCCACGACGTACTTTTTGCGTATTTTCTCCAGTGACGACTTTTGGAGTATTTTTAAGGTCGCATCCATCGCCGCTTTCTTTACATTTTGAACGAACTCTACTTCGGCATCCTTGAGTGCTTCCAGCTTCACCGCGTCAAGTTCTTCCTGCACCGAAACATCATACTCGCTTGCCCGCTTTACCCAATCGTTGTCCTTCGCCCAACCTCGAAATGTTCCATTTGCGCGAAGGCTTTTTTTTTGGTCTTTTTTTGCGCCCTTTTGTGCCTTTTTTGCGCCCTTTTGTGTTTTTTTGCTTTCCGAATGCACCTTGAACGCCGCATCAATACTACGGTTCGCGCCTACGTCACGGTACGCTAAAAATGCGCTATACTGTGTGTCAGTTTCCCACGTTTGGCGCGTCCAGATGTTGCCTTCGTACTCACGCACATTGGAATTCCCCTGAAGTGATTACTTCACCGTTCCGCTTCAGAACAAGCGCATTCTGGCTCGTCTCAGAATAGGCAATCAAACGACGCACAACAGCATCGCAAAAGGCTGGCTCTTGCTCCATTGTGTAACAATACCGTCCGCTTTGAATGCAAGCAAGTAACGTTGAGCCGCTTCCGGCAAATAAGTCCAGCACCAGTTCACCAACTTGCGAGCTATTACCCAATGCCCGCAGCACGAGTGCAAGCGGCTTTTGCGTTGGGTGAATGTACGTGCTGTTGTGCTCAACGGAGATTTGCCAAACGTTTGATTCGTTCTTTTCACCAAACCAACGCTTCGGCTTGGTTGGCATTCCCTTACCGCCA